AAAGATCAAGCATATATGGTTGGAGAAAAAGGTCCAGAGATGTTTGTACCTAGTGGTTCTGGAAAAATAGTTCCAAATAATCAAATGGGAAGTGGTCAACCAGTAAATGTAAACTTCAATATTAATACTGTTGATGCTAGAGGGTTCAATGAATTGTTAGTTAATAGTAGAGGAGTCATAATAAATATGATTAATAGTGCTGTTAATGAAAAAGGAAGAATGGCAATAGTATGAGTGGGGCATTACCAGATACATCATTTGATGCTATAAATATTAGAAGCCAACAAAAAACATTGGTTTCAACAACTGATAGTGGCAAAACATTTAGAAGGCAAGTAGATGGTCAAAGATGGACTTTTACAGTTAGTTATCCACTAATGCCACGATCTACATTTGCACCAATACAAGCATTTATTATTAAACAACGCTCACAAAAAGAAAACTTCACTATAACCTTCCCCAGCTATTTAAACGCACAGGGAAATGAAAATACTACTATTAATGTTAATGGAGTTCATGCTGTTGGAGATACAACTATTGATATAGATGGATTTCACGCTGATGGGGCTGGAAGATTAAAGGCTGGAGATTTTATAAAATTTTCTGGTCATTCTAAAGTCTATATGATTATGGCTGATGTTACTTCATCAAGTAATGCGGCAACAGTTACAATAGAACCACCTTTAAGAAGTGCATTAGCAAATGATGAAACAGTAACTTATGATAGTGTACCTTTTACAGTTTATTTGAATAGTGATGTTCAAGAGTTTCAAGCAAATCAAAGTAATAATGAAGGCAAACCATTATTCAAATATGAATTTGATGTAACTGAAAGTTTATAATGGCAAGAGGTTTATCAACTGCTGTTAAAAATGAATTAGCTACAGGAAATATTAATCCAGTAATATTAGTTAAAATAGCTTTTGCTACTCCAGTTTATCTAACTAATTGTAGTTTTGATTTAGTTTCAAGTGTTTCTGGAAGTTCACAAACATATTCTTCAAGTGGTCATTTAAAAGGAATAACAAATGTAAGTGAAAGTAATCAACCTACAAAAAATACTTTAGCATTATCATTGTCTGGCGTAGATCAAACTTATGTTGCTATTGCTCTAAACGAAAACATTATTAATAAAGAAGTAAAAATATGGCGTGGTTATTTAAACGATAGTAACGCTTTAATTAGTGACCCTTTTTTATTATATTATGGAACAATAGATGATTTTAAAATTAATGATACAACGACAACAGCAAATTTAGTTTTAACAATTAGTTCACATTGGGGGCAATTTGAAAAAACAAGTGGCAGACAAACTTCAAGTAATTCACAGCAAAGATTTTTTAGTGGTGATCTAGGAATGGAATTTACAGCATTGACAGTAAGAGATATTAAATGGGGGAGAACATGAGTAGTTATCATTTTTACGAAGGCAAAAAAAAGATATGAATGAAATAGTTGATATTCTTTATGAGTTTGAAAAAGAAATTCCAGAATTAGGTTATCCAAGTGTTGATTTAGATAAACTTAAAACAAGAATATTTTATTTTATGGAACATGGTAAAATTTTACTTGCTAAAAATTTAGATAAAAACAAACTAATAGGTTTAGTGGTATTACATCAAACAGAATATTTATGGTCTAAAGAAGAGTTATTAAACGTACAAACAATGTATGTTTTAAAAGATCATAGGTCTTTTGAATTGTTTAATCAAATGATGAAAATAATTAAAAATCAAGCTAAAGAAAAACCAATACATATGTCTATCTCTACAAAACTTATTGCTGAACCATTAATGAAAAGGGCTGGTTTTGAACAGATGGGTGCTATTTGGAGAATGAAATAAAATGTGTGATGTTCCAGATATAGATATTCCTATTATTGGAGATATTATAGATGTTATTGTTGATATTGTTGAAAGTGTTATTTCATGGATATTACCAATTCCAGATATTCCAGATTTTGGAGATGTAAACCAAGATCAAACTGCTAGAGGTGTTTTAGTCAATAAAATATCTGCTAATGCCGCTATACCTATAATTTATGGAACAAGAAAAGTAGGAGGTAATGTTGCTTTTTTAGAAACATCTGGAACAGATAATCAATATTTATACATGGCTTTAGTTTTAGGTGAAGGAGAAATAGATGATATTACAGAAATTCATGTAAACGATAATTTAGTAACATGGTCAGCAGATATTGCAGACAATACACAAATCACAGTTAATAGTTCCGACAGTAATTATTTTAAAGCACCAGACGCTGACTCTTCCGCAGAAAGTTTAATAACAGTAGAACCTCATTATGGAAGTGATTCACAATCAGCTTCTAGTTTGTTAAGCACATTAACATCATGGACAAGTAACCATAAACTTAGAGGTTTAGCATATTTAGCTGTACGCTTTCAATGGAACGCTGACGCTTTTGGTTCATTACCAACAGTTAATGCAGTTGTAAAAGGTAAGAAAGTTTATAATCCAAACTTAGATGGTACATTAACAGGAGGAAGTGGTTCACATAGAGCAGATACATCAAGCACATGGGCTTATTCTGATAATCCAGTTTATCAATTATTAGATTATTTACGCAATACAAGATTTGGTATGGGTATTGCAAATAGTTATTTTGATTCTAATTTTGCAGAATGGCAAACTGCTGGTGATGTATGTGACGTAAACATAACGCCTTATTCTGGTGCAAGTCAGATTGATTTAATGGATAGTAATGCTGTTATTGATACATCAAAAAAAGCTATTGATAATGTTAAAGAGTTTTTAAAAGGTTGTAGAGGTATTTTAAATTATACTGCTGGAGCATATAAAGTTTTAGTTGAAACAACTGGTTCAGCCGCAATAAGTTTAACAGAAGATAATATTATAGGAGGAATACAAGTATCATCTAAAAATAAAAATTCACGATACAATAGAGTTATAGTTTCTTTTATTAATCCAAATAAAAATTATCAATCAGACGAAGTTCAATTTCCACCAGTAGATGAAACAGGATTAGCTAGTGCAGATCAACACGCAACAATGAAAACAGCAGATGGTGATATTTTATTAGAAGGGCGTTTTGATTTTTCAATGCTTACAAGCCCATATCAAGCTCAAGAAATGGCAGAAATTATTTTACGAAGGTCTAGATCAAGTTTAGATGTTTCAATAAATGTAGATGGTACAGCAACAGATTTACAAATAGGTGATATTGTTAATATAACTCACGCTACCCCAGCTTTTAGTGCAAAACCTTTTAGAGTACAGGCAATGAGTATAAATGCAGACTCAACAGTTCAATTAACTTTATCAGAACATCAAGATAGTTATTATACATTTGGAACACAGCAAGAAGTTGATACAATACCAGATACTACTCTTCCAAATCCTTTTTCTATTCTTCCCCCAGCTTCTATTTCTTTAACAGATGAATTAGTAGAATATGCAGATGGAATAGTCATAACAAGGCTTATTATAACTGTTGGTGCTTCTCTTGATAACTTTGTTGATAATTATGAAGTACAAATAAAACAAACTAAAGATCAAAACGGAAATACTGTAACTGATTCATTTAGAGAAATATCAGTTGGTAAAATATTAGAGTATCAACATTTAAACGTCATAGATGGAGCAGAATATCAAGTTAGAGTAAGGGCTGTAAATAGTTTAGGTGTCAAATCAACTTTTGTATCAGCAACAAGAGTTATTGTTGGAGGTGTTGAAGCACCAAGTAATGTTGAAGATTTTGCTGTTGAAATGCACGGACAAGATCATATGAAACTAACATGGACACCTCCAAGCAAAGAAAGTGATTTAGATATTTCATTTTATGAAATCAGATTTCAAGATGTAACAACTGGTGCAAATTGGCTTAACTCTACAAACTTAGTAAAATGTCCTAGAAGAAAATGCGATAATGTAATTGTACCAGCTAGAACAGGAAGTTATTTAATAAAAGCAGTTGATAAAAATAGTAATACTTCTGCTGAAGCTAATATAGTAACAACAAACATTTCAGATATTCAAGCATATCAATTAGTTTCTTCATTTACAGAAACACCAGATATTGTTGAAGCGGCAAATCAAATGGACGCAACATTGCCTTTAGCTGTAAAAATTGACCCTAGCGGAGATGTAATATTAACTCTTGATACAGTTACAAATTTTGATGATACTATTGGAAACTTTGATTCACCAAGTGGTGATTTTGAACTAGGTGGTTCTGATACAACATCAAATCCAAACTTTAATAATTCTAATAGAGACGCAAAAGGTTTTTATAATTTTAGCAATTCGTTATCATTATCCAATATTTATGATGGTAATATTGAGCCTACAATCACTTTAGATGCAGAAAACCCTTATGATTTATTTGATAGTGGTAAAGGAGCATTATTATTTGATGAAGCAAAAGCACCATTTGATGGAACAGAACAAATACACGCATTTCATAGGGTGCAAATAGCAACATCAACAACTTCCCTAGATAACTGTACTTCTTTTGTAGATATAACTCAATCAGCCACCTTTAAGTTTAAATTTGCTAAGTTTAGATTAAAATTAAGTAATGATGATAGCCAAACATCAAGTAATGTAAAAACAATATCAATAAAACTTAATATGGAAGAAAGAACATTTGCTCAAAGCGATTTAACAACAAGTTCTGGTTCAAGAGCAATAACTTATACTAATCCTTTTTATGCCGCACCTTCTCTTGGTATTGCCGCTCAAAATATGCTTACAGGAGATACATATTCCATAACAAGTAAAACAGTTAATGGATTTACTATTGCTTTTGTTAATAGTTCTGGTTCTGCTGTTGATAGAACTTTTGATTACATAGCAAAAGGTTATGGGTTGCAAAGTTCTTCATAATAATTTAATAGATACACAATGAGCCAAGTAAGTGATGTAAGTTTAGCAAATCAAGGTTTTTCAGCATTTAGAACTGAATTAAACAATATTTTAGGTGCTATGAACTCAATGCACATTGGAAGTTCTGCACCAGCTTCTGTTACTACAGGCACAATGTGGGTAGATAATGGAACAAGTGGAGTTCTTAAAGTAAAATTAAATGATGGCTCTGATAATATTGAGTTGTTTCAGATCAACATTTCTAGTAATGCTATTACAAGTGCAATGTCAGTTACAGGAACAATTACTGAGGCTGACCCAAATGCTTTACCACTAGCAATAGCTTTAGGATAGGAGATATAAATGGCTAATACTTTTAAAGTAAAAACAAATGGAGCAATGCCAGCAAGTGCTGGAACGCCATTAACTCTTTACACAGTTCCAAGTTCAACAACGACAGTAGTTATAGGTTTAATGCTTTGTAATATTCATACTGCGGCTGTAACAGTAGATGTTCAATTAGTTTCAGATACATCAGATACAGAAACAAATGAAACAGTTTTATTAGTTAAAGATGTAAGCATACCAGCAAATTCAACTTTAGAACTATTAACAGGTGGCAAAATTGTAATCCAGACAACTGATATTTTGAAAATTGATTGTTCAGTTGCGGCAAAGATAGACGCAACACTAAGCATATTAGAAATAACATAGAGGGAACATGGGATTTATAGGAGTTCAACCAGCAACAGTTCCATTATCAGTAAATGATGTTCCAGATTTACCAGCAACAAAAATAACTTCTGGTACTTTTCCAGCTTTGAATGGAAGTAATTTAACAAATTTAGATGCCTCAGATTTAACAGGCACATTACCAGCAATAAGTGGTGCTAATTTAACTAATGTAAGTGCAGGTAAACTTTTACAGGTCGTAACTGAAAAATTTTCAACAGATACAGAAATTAGTACAACTTCTTACAGTAATGTTTTTAGTAAAAGTATCACACCTACATTAAATACAAGTAAAGTTTTAGTGGTAGTATCTGGTGGTAGATGGGCTTTATATGGAAGTCCTTCCTATGAAGCGTTTTATTCAGTTAGAAGAGACTCAACAGAAATTATGCACGGATTACAAGTTATTAGACAAGTAAATGGCAATATAGCTTCAGGAACAATATCTGTTTCATATTTAGATAGTCCTTCAAGTAGTAGTTCTATTTCTTATAGTCTAGATGCTAAAACTGACAACTCAGCTAGAGCAGTTGCAGTGTGTAATGCTATTTCACCAATTACAATGACACTAATGGAAATAGGAGCATAATGACTAGATCAAAAATTTCAATCGCATTAGAAACATTAAATGCAAAACAATTTGTAATTAAAGGACAGGTTACAAATGAAAATGAATATAATTCCAATGTTAAATGGGTAGTTGCAGATAATAATGGTTTAGCTGTTTTTGGTACTAAACCAAATGATATGCCTAATTGGACATCAGTAAAAACAGAAATGGATAAACTATAATGGCATATATTGGAAAAACACCTACAGTTGGAAATTTCGTTAAACTTGATGCAATAACCGCAAGTGCAACAGCTAGTTATACTATGCAAGTAGACTCAGTTAATTTTAGTCCAGAGTCAGTTAATCATATGTTGGTGTCTTTAAATGGTGTTATTCAAAGTCCAACAACTTCGTACACGATTTCTGGAAGTACCATAACCTTCGCAAGTGCTTTAACAAGTTCTGACTCAATAGATTTTATCATGGTTTATGGTAATGTCTTGGATATAGGAACACCAAGTGATGCAACTGTAACAAACGCAAAAACAAATTTTGTATCAACATCATCTGCGGCTGGACTACAGATCAAAGGAGATGGAACAACAGACGGAACTCTACAGCTTAACTGTTCACAAAACTCTCATGGTATTAAATTAAAATCACCACCTCATAGTGCTAGTGCTAGTTATACTTTAACTTTTCCTAATGATGATGGAGACGCAGACCAAGTTTTAAAAACAAATGGTAGTGGTGTTTTAGATTGGACAACAGTTTCAAGTGGTGAAACTAATACCCCGTCTTTTCACGCATACAGACCAGACAGTTTTTTAGCTATTCCTAATGACACTTTTACAACTGTGTCAGTAAGTAATGAATTGTTTGATGTAGGCTCGGCTTTTAATACAAGCAATTATAGATTTACACCACAAGTTGCAGGAAAATATTTTTTGTATGCCAATGTAGTTTGGGATGGAAATATAAATAGTCAAGGGGGAATACTAATACAAAAAAACCAACAATTTAATAGTACCGATATGAGAAGAAATTTTAATTATGCAACAGCTAGTTCTGGTGTTCATGTAACAGGTATGTTTACAGCAAATGGAAGTTCAGATTATTTTGAATATAGACTTTATCATAATTATGGTGCTTCAGTAAATATTACGAATCAAGGTAATGAAAATTACTTTGGAGGATTTTTGGTAACAACAACATGATTAATTTAGATAAAAAAATAAGAATATATTTAGGTAGAACACCAGACTTTACAAAAGAAATTATTTTGTTTGATGATGGTCAAGGTGCATACATCAAAGAATGGAACGCAACAGATAAACCTAAACCTACAGACGCACAATTAAACGCATTAGAAACTGAAGCAACTAAACTTGAAAACAATGCTAAAGCAGATGCTAATAGAAAAGCAGATTACAAAAGTATAGAATTTCAATTAGATTATATCTATCATAATGGTATAACTAAATGGAAAACAGATCACATTAAACCAATTAAAGATAAATATCCGAAAGAATAATTATGGCATTAATTAAAACAAGATCAAGAGGAATTAATTTAGCAGATACTTTTGCCTTTTCTGGTACTGTTTCTGGGGCTGGAGGTGGTATTACTGAAGCTGATCAATGGAGATTAACTACAAGTTTTAGTGGTTCTTCAAACCCTATATCTTCTAATTGGGAAAGAAACGATACTGAATTTGATAAAATTGGAACTGGTATGACAAACACAAACGGCACGTTCAGTTTTCCGTCAACAGGTATTTGGAAAATAGAATTTACACTACTTGCAAGTAAAAGCAGTGGAGATTCTCAATATAATGCTCAAAAAATATTTTTAACTCAAGATAATTCTAATTATGAAGAAAGAGCCACAGCTTATAGTTTTATAAATGAAGCTAATAGTGGGGAAACCTATTCTTCTAGTTATTGTCAACTTCAATTTGATGTAACTAATACTACTAATTGTAAAGTATATTTTGGAGTAGTTAATCAACAAGCTTGTACTTTTCTTGGTAGTTCTACAGCCAACAAAACAACAGTAACCTTTACCCGTTTAGGAGACACCTAGAATGAATAGACCTAATCACATAGAAGATGCTTTAATACAAATGCACAGTAACCAATGGTTTACTTGGACAGATAGTAAAAATAAAATTTATGCTAACTTACGATTAACAGAAAAAATTGGTGTTGATGGAAACATCGTAGATAATCCAGTAACAGAATTACCTACTGAAACAGCAGTTAATACAAAGCTAACAGAATTACAAACAGCTTGGGATAATGCAAATGATTAATCCTTGTTGCGAAGATGGAAAGTGTACTTGTGGTAAATGAATATAGAACTTTCGTTAAAAAACATACTTATAGTAAGTGGTGTAATTAGTGCTTTATCTGGCAATATATTCATTCTCGGAAAAGTATTCTCTGACTTTGAATTACTCAAAAAAGAAATTACAATTATTCAAGAAGATCAAAATGTTTTGGAACTTCAACAAGAAATCTTAGAAAATAAATACAGAATTAAATCATTAAGATTAGAATTAGATGGGGGATTTGAAGGCTAATGTTTAAATATATTGCAAGTGTACCATTAATATTAACTCTCCTAGCTTCTTTGTATGGAGGTTTTACTTATACAAATAAACTAACAACACAGATAGATAACTCAACAAAAGAAATTATGATGCTTCGTAAAGATATAGAAAGCATACATCAAATTTATACTGAAAAAACAAATAGAAATACATCTGCTTATACTGAGGCAAGAGAAGAACTAACAAAAGAACTAGCTTCATTCTCAGCTTGGGTTGGTAGAATTGAAGGAGTTGTAAATGCTTTGCGTGATGCTTCTTATAGTATGGCTTCTGAAGCAGAAGTTAGGGCATTAGAAGAAGCAGTTAGAACTAACACAACAAGTTTAAGAGATGTTGGTTATGAAATGAAAGAGTTAGAGAGAAAATTAAGTGGTGGGTACTAATGCGAACTTTATTTTTAGTATTGAGTTTTATACTCATAGTTTCTGCTATTACAAGTCAGACACAAGCAGTTAATGAATATTTAAATAGTTACACTAGCTGTGAAAGAGGAAGAATAGAATTTTATACTGAACTAGATAGACAAGACTACGATCAACGCATGAGCAGTAGTTCAGATTACTTTTCTGATAGTGGTAAAGTAGGCATACGATTTACTTATCCATTACAATCTACCTGCACAAAAGAGTCTATTAATCTAACTTTAGAAAATGAAAGACTAAAACAACAACTTGAACTTTTAAAGCTATGTGGTCGCTACCAGGAATTAGAACTTTCTGATGATTTTAAAGACATCAGAAAAAAATGTAAGGGAATTAAACTAAAGGAAAAAACAGATGCCAATGCAAAGTAGTATAGGACACTTATTAACTAACGATATATCAGCTTTAAATTTAATAATATTAATAATTATTTTATCTATTGTGTGGAAAAAGAAATGAGTAATTGGGATAAAGAATACTCACAAATTTGTAAGGCTTTAGATGAAATAAAATCTGAAGTAAAAGAAAACAGACAAGAAGTAATTAAACTTAAAGAAGAAATGGCAACTGGTAAAGGTGCTATTAGAACTATGTTATTTATTGGGGGAATACTATCAGCTATTTGGGTATTTGTTAAACTACTCGGAGGCCAATCTTAACCTCAACTAAAGGACTATAGATGAATACAAAATCTATCCTGGTTCTTTCTGATACACACTTTCCTTATGTTAAGAAAGAATATTTTAAATGGATAAAAAAACTTAGAGATAAGTTAAAACCAACTTTAGTAGTACACATTGGAGATCTTGTAGATTTTCATAGTATCTCTCAACACTTACATAGTGCAGAGTTACCAAACATTAAATACGAAATAGAAGATGCTAAAAAACATATTAAGCAACTTAGAAAAATATTTAATTGTCCTATGCCAATCATGTGGGGTAATCATGATATACGCATACAAAAAATAGCAGAGAAGTCAGCTATACCAAATTCTTTTCTCAAAGAAATAAATCAAATACTAGACATAGATTCTAAATGGAAATGGACTTGGCACGATAAACTTATTGTAGATCTTCCAAATAAAAACAAAGTATTCTTTACCCATCATTTTAAATCTAATGCTTTATCTAGTGCAAAAGAACTTGGCCTATCTTTATGTGTGGGCCATCAACATACAAAATCAAGTGTAGAGTATTGGTCTAGTCCAACAGCTTTAAACTTTGCTATGTGTGTAGGTTGTTCTATTGATCCCAAACACGAAGCCTTTAAGTATGGCAAAAACTTTATTAAAAGACCAATCATATCAGTAGGTAGCATCATTAACTCACAGCCTCAAATTCATAGTATGCCTATGAAAGATTCTACCTGGACAGGTGAGGTGTAATGGATAAAATTAATCCTCCTTACTACAGGAAAAAAATAGAAGTAACTGACTACATTATTGAATACGACATGAATTTTTTAGAAGGTAACATTATTAAATATGTCACTCGCTACAAAGAGAAGAATGGAATTGAAGATCTTAAAAAAGCTAAATGGTATTTGGAGAAGTTAATACAATGTACGAAGAATTAAAAGATAGAATTAAACAACATGAAGGTTTTAAATTAGAACCTTATCAACTGTCTTATAAAACAAAAGATGGTAAGAAAGTAAAAGAAGATTTTTTAACTGGTGGTTATGGCCATAAGTTAAGTAAAAACGAAGAAGTACCAACAACCAAAGAAGGTTGGGATCTTTTATTTGAAAAAGATTTTGAACAGGCTTTAAATCAAGCCACCCATTTTATTGATAAAGATAAAATAAAGTTTGAGGCTTTTACCATCATAATTGAAATGGCTTACCAAATGGGAAGTAGCATACATCAATTTAAAAACCTTAAAATGAACTTAGAAGATCAAAACTATGTCCTGGCTAGTGATAGCATGATGGATAGTAAATGGGCCAATCAAACTCCTCGTAGAGCTTCTTGGCTAAGTTTATTAATGAGAGATCTTTAAAAGGAATATGACTCTGAGTTAATTAATCAACTTATCTGATTTTATAACAACTCGTCAAAATCGTTCCAATCTAATTTGTCTTTATCAATATCATCTTCAAATTTAATAATATTTCTTTTAATTAGACTTTTGATATTTTTACCAAGTTGTTCTTTTTGAAAAAACACATCAAAAAAATCAAGTGTTTCATAATATGTTTGTTTATAATCCCATTCATTTTGTTCTTCATTGAAAACAAATTTATCAAATTGAACTCTGAATGTAACTGATGGTTCATATTTAAATTTTTTCATACAGCAAAAACCTCTTTTAATAATTTAATTGGTTTTTTTGTTTTTGGACATCTCATGCCTAATTGATAATCAAATATCCAACCATCATTAAATTTTGAAATGTCATAAACATAAACAGAAAAAACATGATCTTTGAAATCAAGATGATCCCAGTCTTGTTTGCATTGTTTAACTGTATTAATTGCAACTTTACCAATAGTATCATCATGATAAAATGATGAGCCACCATTAATTAAAATTAATCCTAAGTATTTATAATGTTTTTCTTTTTTCATAAGTTACTCGCTTTCGGTTAAGAGTCATATTCACTTTTAAAAGAGCAGTACCTAATTGAAACTAATGTAAGATTCTTTCAGTACATAAATTAATAAAAATTAATTTATAAGTAACTATATCAAATTGGGTTTTTGAAATTTGTAAACCTCAACGGCAACTCCTCAAAAATTAAGAGGTTGCTTTAAGTAGGCAACTAAAAAAAAAAAATAAAAAAAAAGCTTTCTCCCATTTTTTGATATGTTTTTTTTAATTTTGTTCCTCGCAACATGGCAGTTTGCTTGGGGTGATTTTTTTTATCCACAGGATTTTCTGCCAAAAATTGAAAGGTAAAATTTTTATGAAAATTATAATTACAATACTATTAACAGCATTAGTTGTCATAGAATTTTGTAACTTAGTTATCTACTACGAACAAGTAGGAGATGTACTATGTTAGGATTACTGACAGGAATTTTAGGTGGCAAAGGTGGTGGTCTTTTAGAAACAGGATTAAAAGTTGTTGATGAACTTTATGATAGTCCTGAAGAAAAAAGACAAGCCGAAATAACTTTAGAAAAAATTGAAGCAAAACTAAAAGAAAAACAAATAGATATTAATATTGCACAAGCAAAATCTAAATCATTGTTTGTTGCAGGAGCTAGGCCCTTCATTCAATGGGTATGTGGTATTGGTTTGGCTTATGCCTTCCTGGTAGCACCAACAGTAGAATTTTTTTTACCAGAGATGGATAAAATAGATATTCCAACAGATGTCATGATGGAACTTACACTTGCTACTCTCGGAATGGCAACTCTTAGAACTGTAGAAAAAATTAAGAATGTTCAACGAGATAAGTAATGAGTAAATTAGAAAAAGAAAATAAAGAACTAAAAAAACAAAATGTTTTCTTATTAGATAGGTTAGAAAAAGCCTACAATACTAAAATGTTATTACGACAAGAAAACATGAAATCACAATCAACAGTAGAAACAGTTAAGGAGGCAGTAATTCAAGATGGCAACATATCAAGGTAAAACTGTTAAACTTAACAAGCCAATGAGAGGTGATGTTAAGAAGTTTAAAGTCTTTGTTAAAGATGGAGA